TTTTATTTGATCGATTTTATCTGGTGTAATATTGTCGAACAGTAGAGAGGTTATATTAGAGCCAAAATTTAAATTAAAATACCTTTCTCTTTTATTAGTTAAAAAGTAGTTAATTAAATTAGCTTTAATAGCATCTTTAGTTTGATACGTAGAATTAAATACAGCATCACCAGAGAACGGTATAGATACTCCTATAGCTTTTCTAGGCTGCCTATCTAACGGATCAATTCTTTCTATATTAAACGCCACCTCTATTTTTATCTTTTTGGTAAGACTTATCTAATATAGATTTAGCTTTTGTAACAAAGTCTAACTGTGATAAATCTATCCCTGGTTCATTTCCTGTAAATGTTGGCTGATCTCCAACCATTCCTGTTTGACTTGCCATCATAGAGGCAAAGTTAGGTTTTGTAACCATAGAAGAATCCATCGATACTACATTCTTATAATCATCAGATGACATAGAACTTCTAGTATCTTCTAATAAGTCTTCTAAACCGCCTGTACCGTAGCTCACTTTTTTAGGAGCTGGTTGTTTAACAGGAGTGGAAGTTGTAGATGGAGTGCTTGCAACTTTTACTGCTTCATTTAACATATCTTGAAGCTCTTCTTTTACAGCTGCTTTTACTTCTTCTCTAATAATTTTTTTAAGTTCTTGGACTTTCATACTTATAAATAGTTTGTTTATGGAAGTTGATTATCTATTCTAAATTTAAGTTCATCTTTCAATATTTGAGCATCACCAGCAAATGATTTAGGCCCTCTAAGTACTACTATTCCTCTAAAATCTTTAACAATAGCCTGTCTTAACGGTGCTATAGAGTTGGCAGATTCGGGATCTATTACTATACTGATTGTATAAGAAGTTCCGTTAGTATTAGTGTAGCTTTCATCTAATGCATTAAGGTCTTGTTGTGTAGTAGGTTTAACATTACCGGCCGCTTCCAATATAGCTTTCCTTTCTTCTAACGTTAAATTAGGATTTTCAACACATCTTTTAAGCAAAGCTTCTAATCTACTCAATATAACTTTAACCGGATTAAATACACCTCTTGAGTTTTCTACTAGTAGTTTTATAGCTTCTTGATCATCTTCTAGAGTCTGTACCATTTTTCTAGTAAAAACTAAAAGGTTAGATTGGGTCTGTATTACTCCTGTTGGAACAGATATAATAACTCCTCCGAAAGGACCCGGGGGTGTCCCGATAGTAGACGGAAGTGGCATATGAGATAGTATTTCAACTATGGCTTTTCCTGCTGCTATTGGTTTATCTAACGTCTTAGGTAATCGATTAAAAGTCTCTATTTTTTTATCTGCTTTAGATATAAGAGATTTTATGTTATTAACTTTATTTGAAAAATCTTTTAAAGTAGAAGGAGGAGGACAAGAATTTACTAATTCGTTATAGATTTCAAAGAGCTTTTCATTTGCATACCTAATAGCAATATCTTGAGCTTTTGCTAATCCGATAGCGACTATCTCAGTTATTCTACTCTCAAAATCTCTAAAGTAAGCGTGTGGCATTATTCAGTAAATACTTTTTTAGATTTGAGTGATGACTCTCCTCCTGGGTTAATTTCATTTAAAAGTCCTTCTAATAATTTAGATGTAAGTTGTGCTTTCAGGTTAACAGAAGGTAAAGGTTTCAAATCTACAGTTTTAGCTGTAATTAACGTATCGGTCATACCTTTTAAAGCATTGATAAGTAGTTGAAGATATACCTCTAGACTATTTCCTAATATAACCGGTTGTGATTCTAATACTAAAGCTTTATTACCTAGATATATTTTTTCACCATCTAAACCTATATATTTTTCAGCATCTAAATTTACTGTTTCGGATGATACACCAAAAGCTTTTTTAGATGTATGGAATATACTGTCTTCTTTAGCGTTAAAGAATAATCTACCGCTGTTGACTAATATTTGAGTTCCTCTATAGTTCTCTGCTGTTGGTTCAGAAGATTTAAAAGTATCGGCTTTTGTTCTAGCTTGTTTTAATTTTATCTTATGATCAGATGTTAAATATATAGAAGAGAAATCTTCATTTATTTCTTCAGTTATAAAATCTACTCCATTACCAACATCTTTTTGACCGTTACTTAAAATAACTAAAGGTTTAGTACTATTCTGGTCATCAGTAAAAGGATTAAGGAATGATTTATTTCCTGTAAACCTTAATGATTGACCTTGTCTACCTTCTATTAATACGTCTCCGGAAAATGGAAATAAAGGGTTAACGTCATCCGATTCTTCAAATTCTCCTAAAGAAGTATCTTCAGCATTAGTTGTTGGAGAAGCATTATGGTTGGGTGTATTCCAAACACTGACTATAGAATGGTAGTAAGTAGTTTTATCAGTACTTTTATTACTAGATGCCGAAGTTGACGGAGAAGAAAATATCAATACTACTTCGTTTTTTAACGGCATTACTTGCATATGAGCATTAGCATTGAAAGCAAGAGGTAGATCAGTTACTTCTCTTAAAAGGGGTTTATCTATAAAGTTATAATGTATAGCCCCTATAGAATTAGTATCAACATAAGACGGGTGAGAATCATCTAATATTGTATCAACCACTCTTACAGGTCTTAACGCCTGGCTTGACTGTGCTTGAGGTGTTGTAGAAGAAAGTTGATTAAGGTTAAGATTGTATGCCATCCTGGTTGTCTTCTTTAGTACTTTCTATTTGCTTATCTACTTCTTCTTGTTCCTCTAATAAGGCTTGAAGATCGGAAAAATCAAATTCATCTCCTCCTCCTTTAGTAGCTGCTGTTTCTATACGCTGCACTACAGTAGCGAGTTTAATAAGATGTTCATCATTTTTAACTCCAATCTCCATATACTCCTTGATCATAGGAACAATAAGAGTAGCATCTCCTATATTCTCTATAAGGGGCTTTAATTCACCTATCAGTGCTTTTATCTGACTTTTAGTCTCTTTTGAGTTGTCATAAATCTCACTAAAAAGACCTGACAGAGATTTTCCTTCAAATATTTCCTTGTCAAAAGACATAGTTTTTTATATATAAATATTGAAAAGACTATTTTGACGAAAGATTACCTATATCTAATTGTCTCTGGTATTTAAAATAAAATTCATCTTTTAGTACATTTATCACTTTTGTAAGGTTAGGAGTCTCGCATCCGGTCATTTCTCTTATATAAATGTATAGAGCTTTTTTCTTAAATATTTCTAAGTCGTTACGCTTCTTAAATAAAGTTAGTATAGCGTCGGCTATCTGTATTTCTTGCTTTTTTTCAAATAAGTCATCTAAATACTCATAAGTATCTTCTACCCATTCATCTATAAATTTGCTTAAAGACTTAGCTGAAGGTTTATCTAGATCTAGATCTTCATCAAAAGATTCTTCTATATCATCAAAAGAACCTATCTGCTTAAGTTTCTTATAGTTTTTATTATTGTAATTTATTAACCAACGCTTTACTATAGTACCGAAGTATGAATATGCTTTAGCACCATTTGTTGGATCAAATTTCATTATTTTTTCTTCAACTAAAATAGAAACTATTTCGTGTTTGAGATCTTCTATCTTATCAACATCGGTATAATAAAATTTAAAAGTATGTATAATATTTTCTGCAAGTTTATAAAAAGGTAAGTATATATGATCTCTGAATATTTCATTTCTATATTCCGGATCAACTGAGTTATTAAACTTAACTATATATTCCTCTGTCTCTGAAGTAAAGTAATTATTCTTCGATTTCTTTCTCGCCATAATTTTCTGGTAGCATGTAGACATTCAGCTCTTCTTGTATGCTTTTAAGCGCTTCGAAGAAAAAACCTACTTCGTCTTCTCCTTGAAATATACCTTTACTGTCTACTTCTTTTATTTTTTCATTAGCATTTGTTACTATATTAGATATATTCTGTAAGTATTTTACTTGATCTATCGTAACATCTTCGTACTTTTCTACTTTAAGCAGGAGGTTTCTTATAGCTACTAAAGTTATAAGTAAGAGTATAGATAGGATTATTATAGCTATAATCATATTAGATATTTTTAAGAAGGTTACTCAATCCTTGAGAAGATTTCACTGTCTTACCTGTTGAAGATTGAGTTTTTTGAGTTTTAGGCGCTGCGCTACCACCATTTTGCTTCCAAATGTCGTATTCTATCTTAGAAGCTAAGAAATCCGCTGTGTGTAATATACTAACTATATTAGTTTTCATTCTAGAACTTTCAACATTACTAAAGAAATATGGTTTATTAGCATCATCGAATACTCCGTCATGTAGTTTAATACCTAAATACTCTTTCTGGGATAGGTTAATACCAAATTTCTGTAAAATATACAAAGATCTGTCTGGAATAAGCATAAAATCTAACTCTGGATTAAAGGTATATGCTTCTGAAAGTTTATCCTGCCTCCATTTATCAGTCTGAGGTATGTAATTTGGTTTATCTCCATCTCCAATTTTACCTAAATCATGAAATAAAGCTGCTACTACAAGTTCTTCTCTGGTAAAGTCTATAGTCCCTCCTAATTCTTGATATAATTCCATCTGCTTCATAGCAAAATGAACTACCCTATTAACATGATCTACATATCCACCGGGTATAGCATTATGATACCAAGTCTTTCCACTAGCCGGAGACATAACATACTCTTCTCCAATATGGTTAATCATAGCTAACATTGCATCTTTACGTTCTTCCGATACAAAAGTATCGATAATCTTAAGATGCTTTTGATAATTCTTTTCTATTCGTTCGGCTGTTAATATCATATCTTAATTAATTATATATACTTATATAATAATATATTTATATCTATATATCTTTATATATTTTACTTAATATATAATATAAGATAATACCTTTTATTCAAAGAATCAACTTTTTGATAAACTTTTTTGTAATTATTTACTTTTTATAAGTCTGGTAATAGCTTTTATTCGGTTAACTAGAATATTAACTAATCTAGATGTAGGATTATGAGCTATGTATCTTAATTTAGAACGATTTGGTATTGCTCTCATGACATTTTATATTTTTCTCCGATTCGTTGTATTACTGATATTCCTTCTTCAACATCAATATTAAAAAATTCTTTATTTTTATTATGTCGAAGTCCGTTAAATTCTAAATAGGTATGAATTTCTTTTTCAAGATCGTGAGCATTAAAGCAAGGAAACTGGTATTCAACCTTAAAGTCTTCGGCAACTCCTGTAGCTCTGTTAATCTGCTTAACTCTTTCAGTCACTTTGTTTTTAGTAAAACCTATTTTAACTAATCCGGGCATTAAATCATTAGATAAAATATAGATGTATTGTGATCCTACTATATCTTTAGGTACAGTTATGTTCTTTTTTCTACCTGTATAGTAAGTTACATCTTCCCAACCGTCTTCTGCTGGATATTTAGGATTAGTAGACGGGGTACGGGTAAAGTATTTGACTGGATAGCCGATATAATCTTCTTTTTCAGAAACGTACTGCTCGGCTTCTTCAGGACTAATGTAAGAAATTCTAAACTGTTCTTGTTCCATAATATACATAACCTTTTATTACTATATAATATACAAAAAAAGGAGCAGTTAAAAAACTACTCCCATTATTATTTTAGTAAAAAGCTTAAATTAATATTTCGGTTTCTCACCTGTTATAATCTGCAAGATTTTATCCGCTAATTCCGCTACTCTCTGACCTTTCTCTCCATACGTACCTAATTTTGCGGCAAATATATGATTTTTAATTTTTTGACTACCTAATAAAGCCCCAAGAGCAGCAAAAAATGCTTTTAAAGCAACATTTTCTTCTAATTGCTCTTCTTCTAATTCATCTTCTTCTAGTGTTGCATCAGCTGGATCTACTCCTTGTTCTTCAGGAGATATAGTTGTCATAAAATCATCATCGTCTCTTGCTTCGTTGAGTAGATTTTTTTCTCCTTTACCTACCCATTCGTTTAAATTAAAGTTAGTGTTTGACATTTTTATTTTTTTAGTTATAAATATAGGTTATTAATCGTTTTCAGTATCTCTATACATTTTAGTTAATTTCTCTATCTGCTTTAGTAATTTATCTATAGTTGATAAAGTATCTTGTTGTTTATCTTCTAATTCAACCTCTTCTAATGTCTTAACGTCAACATCTACTGTATTAATTTCATTCTGCAACCTTCTATGCAACTTACCTAAAAGTTCAGCATTAGCTATAACTTTACGTGTATACTCATCAAAAATTTCTAAACTTAAATCCTTACTTATTTTTTTATTAGCTATTACTATAGCATCTTCTATTTCTTGGGTATCAGCTTTAACTACTTCTCTAGTCATTTCGAGAACATCTTCTAAAATAAACATAGCTTTAGCAACGTCTTTTATTACATTTTTCAATTTTCTTTTGCTTTTTTTAGCCTTTTTAGCTGCTGAATAAGCCAGTTCAGGATTTGATATATATCTTTCAGGTACTGTAACACCATTCATAATTTTGTGAACTGTATTTACAACAGCGTTAATAAGGCCACCTAGAAATATTATATTAGTTAGAGTAATTTCACTAAGTTCTTCATTAACTTCTTCTCCTTTAAGATAATTTACAACTTTATTATATTCAGGCATAATTTCATCCGGTAAAACTGCATTTAGTTTACTCTCATCATTAGATTTAGTAGCCTTAACTATAGAATGTAAAAACTTAGCCTTTAGTTTTAACGAAAGACCTGAAAAGTACTCTACTAGCTTTTTAGCAAAAGGAAGAAATATATTTTTAAAATACTGTTTTATTTCATTTTTATATTCATCCTGTTCGAATATCTGTCCCTGACTAAAACTATCAGGATCTGTATCTTCATAGTCCTTTCTAGCCTTAGAAGGATACCATTTTTTACCCGAACCTTTTCCTACTCCAAAAACTCTATATAGAAAGAATGCAATTGCAATGATAACTGGGATAAAGTATTTTAGAAGCTCTTTTGATACTCCGATTAAATCGGCAATAAGTTCTGCAGATTCAGCATAATTGCTAAAAGTAGAATCTTTATCTAACTCAGCTTGTTTTTTCATATAAGTATTTCCATCTTTAAAATACTCATATACCTTGTTAATATAATCTTTTATACCCTGCATCATATCTCCAGCTCCTTGAATTAACATATCAAGATAACCCTGTACATCTCTGTCGGCAGGTTTAATAGGAGGTGTTCCTAAATTAGTAACATCAAATGTAGTAGAAAGATCATTCCAAATAACGGAAATACGATCTGCAGGAAGAATAAAAATATCAAACTGTTCTAGAGCCTTGGCAGCTACTTCTTTATTTTCTGACCTAAGATCGTTTAAAAGTTTCATGTATAGGAGTTTAGCTTCCTCACCTGTATAAGTACCTGCTAAAAGCTCGTTTCTTTTAATTAAAATAAAAGCTTTCTGAAGCTCTGTTAATTCTGTACCTCCATTCACATCCTGTATAAAATAATCTATAATTTGTTGAAGATTTTCACCTTTTCTCTGTTCTTCTTTTAAAAGCGGATTATTTGTAATGTATTCTACATAGTTAAACTCTTTCATTATATTTCTTCTCCTGTATTGTTGTATTTTTTTATTAATCTTTCCATAGCAACTTTGTAAAAACTGTGGTCTTTTTCCGGTATCACATCATGTTGGTCTATTGAATCGATGATGTATGAAATCAAACTATCAACACCCATCAAAGTTTTACATACTTTTGCTGATGCTACTTGAAATATTCTAATGGCTATCGAAATCATTGTGGTAAACAATCCAAATGCTTGCTTTGTTGGAAAAAGAATTAAGTCAAATACTGGGTTAGAGTCTTTCTCATCAATCTCAACATCTAAAGCATCAACCATAATCTCAGGGGAGTTACCGTCGAAAATATCTTTTACAAACTTTCTAGCATAATCAGGGCCAAACTTTGAAAACACAACAGGGAAAGACTTTAGTATACTAGCAACTGCAAATACTCCTAGATTACAGAGGCCTTCTGTTATGCGACCTCTAACTTCATTTATAGAACATTGAGAACCTTCTGAAATACTGCTTACTTCAACTTTTTTTTTATTTAAATTTAAAATTTCATTTAATTCGGCCACAGATTCTTCACTTATTGGTGTACCGTCTCCAAATCTTATCTGATCATTAGAAGCATCTACTCCGTATTTCTTCTTAATTTTTTTCTTTATAATATCCAATACGTTAATCTCATTTATTTCTTCTTCTTTCAACAAAGGATTATCTGAGATGTATTCTCTGTAATTAAATTTTTCCATTTTAGGGTAAGTTTTTTAAAAATTGTTCTACCTTAGATTTATCTTCTACTTTGTTTTGTAACTTTATTGCTGCTTTTCTTGTTCCATCAAAAAGATTAGTTATAGATTCTTCTCTTGGTTTTAATGAAACTACTTTTAAAGCATACTTACCTAGTACACTACTTAAATCATTTATAAAAGTAACCATAGCAGCAGTATCCGTTTTATAGTAAGAAGTTAAGCTAGAAAACGAATCCAATAGTTCTTTCTCCGTAGGTAGATTGGTCTGTTCTGATAAGACTATCTTGGTTAGGCTATAATGTTTATTTTCTCTAAACTCATCTTCATAATCAGTAAACCGGTCTACAAAACGACCGAATCTTTTCCATATGTTTAAAGCCTCACCAGCAGCAGATGCCCTTTCTTTTTCAAAAGTTGCATGACCTTTTTGTTTAGTATTTTTATTTATTACTTTTAAAGCATGTACTATTAACACAAACCATACAGTACTAACCGCAGTTGCAACTCCTACGACCCATTTAGCCCAACCGGAAGGCTCTAAAACATCTATCATGTTAGTTATCTTAGTATCATAGAAATCGGTAAAATTATCGTAGAAATCTTTCATCTTATCTATATAACTGTTCAGTAAACTGTCATCAGATTTTCCGACTAGTTTAGTTAAAGTCTCTTTACTAGTAGTTAAAACTTTACTTGCAAGATTTGAGATAATATTTTCATCTAGCTGTTCTGAAGTATTATCCCTAACTGCAAACTTAAGTTCATTTGACTGTTGAAGTAGTTTATTTATTTCTTGAGCTGTTTTACTTTTAGGTAAAGCATTAGCTAATTTTTCACCTGCTATTACTGAATTATCTTTTAACTCCCCATCGAACCAATCGGCTATAAAATTTAAACTAGCAACAGGGTTTTTAGGAAAGATAAAAGCTACTTTTTTGAATATACTGATATTAATTTTATCTAAAGTTTGAGCATCTAAATCTAAAGATTCAAATAGTATAGATTCATTCTTCTGATTCTGTTTTCTTTTTTTAATATAATCAACTACTTTTGCATCGAACCATCTTAAAAAACGTCCTATCCTATCATTCACTTTCATTCTTCTTTTATAATGATCTTCACGACCTCTTACCTCCCTAAAAGCATCATCGGCAACCGCCTTAGCAGCCATAGCATCATTTTGACTATTTACCCAACCCTCAGCTGCTTTCTTTGATATTCTATGAAAACGTAACATAGTGAGTATAAGTCCCGCAGAAAAGAAAACAAGTATCCTATCTATTATAGGATTACCAGAAGAAACCTCTATACTAGGTATAGTAGAATCTTCACCGACAGATGAATCCCACATTTCTCTAGCTCTTTCAACAAAGTTAGAGATACTATCTTTTGCCCTAGTAAACGCTTCTTTTATAGTGCTCGAAGACTCACCAGACTGATCAGCAGCTCCTTGAATTAAATCTCCAATAGTTTCTTTGGCACCACCGAAATCGTATTCAGATCTACCAATAGATAACTCATTACCTGTTTTCTCTTTTATAAAGTCAAAGAATTTGTTATGAATATCTACAATTTCACTTTCTAATTCTTTTTCTTTTTTCAAACCCCCGAATACTTTCTTCTTAGTTAACTTGAAAACATCTGAGTATTTATTCTCCAACCAGTTATTTGGTATTTTAGTTAACTCTCCTTTTCTTATTTGTTCAAAGTTATCCATAATAAATAACTTTTCTTCAAATCCAATAGGACTGTTTTTAGATAAGAAATCCCATAACTCTCTTTCTTCTGTAACAGAGATAGTTTTTAAGATATCATTACGTTGAACTAATATATCATCTAATTTACCATCTTGTTCTAAAAGAACATTATTACCTAAGTAATCTTTTAAGTCAAAATTATCCATAGAAAAGCACTATATGATTATAAATAGTGATTAATTATATATAAGGTGGTCTTGATACTGTTTTATAGTACTGCATTTTTCATACTGTTCTAAAGATTCGAAATATACCCTCAATTCATCTAATCCTTCAAAGACATCTTGTTTTGGATAAGATTCTCCGATAGTATAAATCTCTTCTAATCTATTTAAATCGATTCTGGTAAGATAACCAAAGAGTTTACAGTAGTACTTATACTTTATTTTGTGAGATACGTTTTTATATTCTTTAGGAAAGTTTCTACTGAACATTAAGTTCATAAGTTCAAAGTTTTGAATACCAGACAAGACCATTCCCATAAGAACGTAAGGGTTTTCTAGAACACCTTCCATGTCGTACTCTTTGTAGATCTCTTCATCTCCAGCTTCAAATATTGAAAACAATGTATTTTTATCTAAACTTTTCATTTTATATAAATATAATATAGTTAATTAAGTTGGATTTATCAATATTTATTAATAACTTATTATATAATCATAGATAAAATGGATAATAAATTTGATTTAAAAAAATACTTAGTAGAGAATAAGAAAACCGCAATTAGCGAATCTACAGATTTAGTCAACAGAGGGCACTTTAAATTTACTAGATTTAATGCAGGACCCGGTAAAATGGGATTGCAAATATCTAACAATAGTAAGATAGGTGAATATATTCATGTACCTGGAGCTCTGTTAGGACAGTTTGCAGAAGATTTAGAAGATGCTATAAAAGAATTTGACAATATAAGAAGACAACTACCTCTAGATGAAGAACATGGAGAAATGCACACCGATGAAGATAGCGGTAGAACACTTAAATCAGGAGATATAATCTATATTAATGGTATTTCTTACAGAGTATTGGATAATGGTGATTTAATGAATTTAGGAAAGGACCCAGGGCTTGAAGGTGATGAAGGAAACAACTTCGCTGTAAGAGTAGAACAATAATATAAGATTTTTAAAAAACTATTTATAACACTGAAATGGCAAAAGATAATTTTAACTTAAACGAATGGGTAGGCAATAAAGAAAGACGTCTACTAAAAGAAAACTATAACAGCTATAATGAAGGTCAAGAAGAAGATGACGAAAGAGATGAAGACTTGATAAATAAACTAACACCAGTTTCTCAAGTTATAGATGAAGAATTTAGCGAATTTAAAACTTATGATGATATCATTGGAGGATTGATTATAAGAGCGGCAGCTATGAAAAAGCACCTAAACAAACATAACCCAGAATTAGAATACTTAGCTGATGATTTAGAAACAACTCTCGAGATTTTAAATAAAGAAATATATAAGTAAGTAACAAAGATAAAATATTTATATATGGACAAATTTGATATACATAAGTGGCAGAGAGATGCCAATACAACTGTAAATGAAGCGCATTCTGTATTCGGTCATCCTGGGTACTCACAAAGAGTTGATGATATTTTTAAAGCTTTTGCTTTTGATAAAGATAAATTTGGTGGTTTGGAGCGTGATGAAAAACAGTATATAGTTGATCAATTACAAAAACAGATATAGCAAAAAATTTTGCCAAAAAATTTCCCCGGGTTTGTAGAAAAAGTCGGGGTTTTTTGTCTCTAGTAACGGCGGCCCGCAAAATCGCGCGTTTTCCGCGAAGTTTTCCCTTTTTTCTCCCTTTTTTTCACTAAAAAGCTTGTCTCTACGGGTGTTTCTTCTTATATTATAGTAAAATATGTTAGATATAGTGTTAAATCGTGTCAAAACCTTTGTAATTAGGAATAGGTCTCATTTATTTTGGGTACCTTTCCTTAGTTATTACCTTTATTGCGTGTATAGGTTTATGACACATATTGTAAAATTATGATGAAAATAGCAAAAGACAAGCAAAAGCACTTTCTGGTAGGCTTATTACTATCGGCCACTATTCCTTTTATTGGGGTCTATGGTTTACTCTTATGTTTAGGTGCTGGAATAGGTAAAGAAGTGTACGACTTGGTATCAAAGCGAGGCACTCCAGAGGTTATGGATGCTGTTTGGACAGTTTTCCCCGGTGCTGTAGTATTCCTATTGTACCTTTTATTTGGATATTGAGGAAGTTCTTACAGTTTATAAGTAAAATCT